TGCATAGTGTTTATATTAATTGATGCTAGGTAGGTTAAAATAAACATATATTAGTTACTTATTGGTGTTATAAGTAGTTCCTCAATAATAAAGTGTTTTTCATATAAAATCCAAGCAAAGTCATAAACTTTCCTAGTGAGTTTTATTTATATAAATAGTATGTAGCAATATAGATAATCCCATTATCAACTACAAAGGGAGTAAATAGCAAAGTAGTTCTTGTATATTGTTACATAGTGTTTATAAGAAAAGGAGCATTTATGGTAAGAGAATTAGAGTTGTTAAAAGAATGGCAAGAAAGATTAGGACTACTAGATTGGGCAATAAAATTAAAGATAAATTGTAAGCAAGATGAAATGGATTTGGGAGAAGTAGCTGGAGAAACCGAATGGAGCTTAAGCATTAAAAGTGCTTCTATTAAAATAATTAGTAAAGAAGAATATGGCGAAAGAATAGTGCCTTATGATTTTGAAAATATATTGATACATGAATTATTACATTTAAAATTTGGGTTAATAGATCAAAAAATAACATCTTATGAAAGTGATGTAGCTTATGAAGTAAGACATCAATTAATAGATGATTTAGCAAGAGCTTTGGTAATGGCAAAAAGAGGAGAAACAAAACGAAAATTAACTTGTGATATTATTACAGACATGAAGATAGAAGAGTTAGTAGGTGGTGCAAATGACAGACAAACAAAAGTTATTCTGTGATGAATACATAAAAGATTTTAATGCAACAAGAGCATATAAAGAAGCATATCCTAACTGTAAAAAAAATGAATCAGCAAGAGTAAATGGAAGCAAGCTACTAACAAAGACTAACATTTCTGAATATATAGAACAACAAAAAGAACAACTAAAAAATAAAATGGAAATAACTCAAGAAAGAGTATTGCAGGAAATGGCAAGAATAGCATTTGCAGATGTTAGAAAGCTATATAATGAAAGCGGTGGTTTAAAAAATATTCAGGATTTAGATGATGAAACTGCTGCAATAATAACTGGAATAGAAACAACAGAAGAATTTGATGGATATGGGCAAGACAGAGAACAAATAGGGTATACAAAAAAAGTAAAAATGGCTGATAAAACAAAAGCTTTAGATATGTTAGGCAGATATTTTGGAATGTTTAAAGAAAAAGTTGAAGTAAACCAAGACAAGCCATTTGAAGTAAATATAACCATAAAAAGGAACTAATATGGATATAAATATTACAGAAAAACAAGATTTATTTATTCATTCTACAGCATTTGAAACATTGTTTGGAGGAGCAGCAGGAGGAGGGAAAAGCTTTGGACAATTAGTTGATGGTTTATTATATGCATTACAATATGCAAAGTCAAAACAAATAATATTTCGTAGGACATTTGCAGACCTTGAAAAATCACTAATAAGAGTAAGTTTAGAATTTTATCCCAAAGAGGTTGCAACATATAATTCAAGTAAACATATATGGAAATTTAAAAATGGAAGCATAATTGACTTTGGGTATATAGATAAAGAAAATGATGTTTACCAATATCAATCAGCAGAGTATGATGTAATTCGATTTGATGAGCTAACACATTTTACAGAATATATGTACACATATATGATAAGTAGATGTCGTGGAGCAAATTCATTCCCAAAATATATAAAAAGTTCAACAAACCCTGGAGGAGTTGGACACAGCTGGGTTAAAGCAAGATTTATAGATTTAGGAGAACCAAATCAAGTACATGAAGTTACACTAGAAACAGGAGAGAAAATAACAAGAATATTTATACCAAGTTTGGTACAAGACAATATATTCTTACTTCAAAATGATCCCGATTATGTAAAAAGATTAGATGCTTTACCGGAAAAAGAAAGAAAAGCTTTAAAATATGGAGACTGGGATATATTTGATGGACAATTCTTCCCAGAATTTGACAGAAAAATACATGTATGTACTCCATTTGAAATTCCAAAAGATTGGAGAATATATAGAACAAGAGATTATGGATTAGACATGTGTGCAACATATTGGATTGCAATGGATTATAGAATGCACATTTACATATTTAAGGAATTATACGAAAGTAATTTAATTGTATCAGAAGCTGCAAGAAAAATTAATGAGATGACAACTGAAAAGATAGCAATAGATTATGCTCCACCTGATTTATGGAATAGAAATAGAGACACTGGAAAATCAACAGTAGACATATTTGCAGAAAATGGACAATATTTAACTAAAGCTGATAATAATAGAGTAATTGGTTGGCTTGCTGTACATGAATGGTTAAAAATATATGAAGATGAACAAAGTCAAAAGACAAGTAGAGTTCATATATTTAGTAATTGTGTTAATTTGATAAGAACATTACCAGCAGTACAAATAGATGAAAAGAATCCAAATGATGTTGCAATAGAACCGCACGAACTAACACATGCACCAGATGCATTTAGATATTTTTGCACGATGTGGCAAACACCAATGATTTTAAAGAAAACACTGCCTAAAGGAACATATACACCAAGTGAATTAGAAGACTTAGGCTACAAAGATATAGGAACACCAATAAAAACAAATGTAGTTAAATCTGTAATGAATAGGAGGAGAGGCTAAATGATATATTTTTACATAATAGTATATATGTTATTACTTCCAACTACAATAATTGTATTTTTATGGAAGATACTAGATAAAGTAGAGAATTTGAAACGAGAGCCAGTAAAAGAAGAAGTCAAAATACAAAGGAAACATCTATCAATAGGGCAATCAGATTTTGATAATGCGTTTGGTGGAAGAAAAGCTTATTCAATGTTTAAAAATCAGAATGGACTATACGAACCAGTAACACCTTCGAAAGGAATACCATTAAAAAAAGAGGAGGAATAGTAATTGGAAGAAAACTATTACGATGAATTAATCAAAGAAAAACAAGCTAAACGAAGAGCAATAATGAGTGAAAGCGAAATAGATGAGGCTGAACAATTTCTAGTATGGTATAGACGAGCTTACGAAGATAAACAACGAGTAGGAGTAGTACAAAAATGGAAAGATGTTGAAAAATATTGGGAAGGCGATTTCGAGTATGAAGATGGACAAGCAGCACCAAATACCAATATTACTAATTCAAATGTAGAAGGAAGAACAGCATTGCTTTGCGACCAAAATATAGCAGTACAAGTAAATCCTAGAGAACCAGGAGACAAACCATTTTGCGATATGGCTAGAACAGTTGTAGATTTTATAAAAGATAAAAACAGAATGTATAGAAAAATAGAAGTTCATGAACGTAGACGTGATATGACAGGAACAGGGATATTTAGAGTGTTATGGGATTTTGATAAATTAGACGGAAAAGGTATGCCAGTTATAACACCAATACACCCTAGCAGAATATTTGTAGACCCTGCAATTACAGATATATATCATATACAAGAAGGACAATACTTAATTGAAAGCAGAAATAAATCCATATATAGTGCAAAAATAGAATACGGAGAAGAATTAGCAGATGCAATTATTCCAAATTTAGATCCAGTGCAAGATATATTAGTTGAAAACGAAGAAGACCAATATGTACATTTAATGATATGGACTAAATATAAAGATAATGGAAAATTAAAATTAAGATTAGTAGAAATGTCTGGAGATGGAGTAATACTAAAAGACACGAAGAAAAAATTGCAAAATGAAAATAAAAAGCGTGAACAAGAAGATGAACAGGAAATATTTGAAGGCAAAAGAAAGGAAAAAAGAGAAGCATTAGAATTATTTCCAAATGATAAATTTCCTTATTTCTTTACACCAGATATGTTTAGAGAAAATACAATATGGGGAAAGGGCACAGCAGAATTAATTCTTGGATTATCAGACCAAATTGACGATTTAGATGATAACCTATTGAGAAATGCAAGATTAACTGGAAATCCTATGTGGGTTGTAGGAAATAGTTCTGGAATAGATGTAGGAAAAGTAACAAATGAACCAGGTCAAGCTATACCAACAAATGATATGAATGGAATAAAATGGCTTACACCACCATCAATACCACAATACATAATAAATAAAAGAACAGAATTGATGAATAATGATAGACAAGTTGTAACAAGATTTACAGACCAAATGATAGGAAAACAGCAAAGTGGCGTAGATACAGCAACAGAAAGTATGGCTTTACAAAATAGTGGTAATGCAATGATAGACCATAAAAAAGGATTATTGCAAGAAACTTTAGGCGAAGTATTTGAATATTCATTAGAATTGGCATTAATGAACTGGAATACTACAATGTTATTTAGAATAGTTGGAGATAATGGAGAAGATACATTTTCAGAATTTAATCCAGATATTTTAAATCATGTACCAGTAATGATTGAATCAGATACAGATTATAGAGAAAAATACAAGGAAGAATGGAAAAAGAGAAATCCTGACAAAGACATAGAAAAAGACTTAAATCCAGATGAGTATAAATATATGCAAGCAGACAATGAAACAAGAAAGATACAATATGATTTAGATATTTCTGTAGGAGCAGGATTACCAAACAATAGAGCGTACAGATATACAATAGTAAGACAAATGTATGTAGATAAAGCATTAACCAAAAAAGAATATAGAGACTATATGATAAAACAACTTGGAATGAATATACAAGAATACCCAGCTACTGAACAAGAACAACAAGAAATCGGCTTAGTAGATGAAAAAACAATGCAAGAACAGCAAGCTATACAAATGGCTAACCAAAATTCAAATATAGAAGGGTTAACCACTTCTGGTAATCCACAAACAAGTTATATGAGAGGAGTATAAAGAAATGGACATTAGAAATTATGATGTAAAAGATACAACGAAATGTGAATGTGAACATGAATTTGATATACATGAAATAAATAGACTATTACCAATAGAAAATCATGGATTTTATTCTAATATAGTAAAAACATGTTCTCTTATAAATTGCCCTAAATGCAATAAAGAAACATTGCTATTATTAAAACAAAAAGGACAAACATGGGAAATATTAGGTATAGCAAATCCAAAAGAGACAAATATACAGAAACAAATAATTACCGAGTCAATAGAGCAAACGACAATTGAAAATAACGAAGAAAAGAACACAACAGATGAACTTATATGTCCAATATGTAAAAAAGTTTGTAGAAACAAATTAGGCTTAAATGCACACATGAAAACACATAATAAATAAGATATTTAACATTTTAAATATAAATTAGAGGAGTAAACCTGGCTAAAAATCATGAGAGGACACAACCTGGCTAAAAATGGGAAAGGAGACATCATGGACGAAGAACAAGATGGAATCGTACTAGAAACAGTCGATTTAGAAAAAGAAGGTATCGTACTACCTGGAGTAGAGGAAGAAGTTGAAGAGGAAACAGGAACAGCACAAGACACAGAAACTCAGGCAAATAATCCTAATACTTCTGAAATAGACGAAGAAAAAGAAAGTCTTAAAAGAGCTTTAAATGCAGAAAGAAAAGCAAGAAAAAATGCTGAAAAGGAAAATAAAAACTTTGAAGCAAGATTGAAAGCTTTAGAAGAAGCAAGTAAAGCACCTCAAAAGACAACAGAAGAAGAACTTATTGAAAATGGAGTTGATGAGAGCATAGCTAAGTCAATTGCTGCAGCAATAGATAAAAAACAATCAAGTAACTCTGAATTAGTTAAAGAATTAGCAGATGTAAAATTTAAAAGTTCTTTATCTGAAAAAAGTAGAGAATCAGGTTTTGAAGATATAATAGACTATGCTGATGAGATTAAAGATTTAGTCGACAAAGGTTTAACTATCGAGCAAAGCTATTATGCAATTACTTATGATAAACCAAAAACAAAAGACACTAAATCAGAAATAGAACGTAAAGTAGAAGCTAAGATGCAAAATAATCAAGCTAGAAAAGAAATTCTAGGTAACATTAACAGTCAAGGAGGAGTAAGTGCTAATTCTAAACCAAAAATTAATATAAGTAGTGAAGAAAAAGCAATTGCTGCAATGTCTGGAATGACACCAGAAGAATATGCTGCTATACGTGATATGGACAGTGTTAAGGATTATCAAAAGTATAAATCAAAGAAAAAATAATTACTATTTCATTTCTTATATTTTTGCACAAATAAAAATTATAAGGAGTGATTATTATGCCAACAACAAGTACAATTATGACAAGAAGTAACTTTGCACAGTTATTAACACCAATACATAAAAAAGTATTTTTCGATTCATATAATGAAAGACCAATGGTTTACAAAAAAATATTTAAAACAGAAAAAATGAATGCTAAATCTCAAACATATCCACATTTAGGAGCATTTGGATTATGGCAAGAAAACCAAGAAGGAAACAACTTTAATCAAGATAGATTTGATCAAGGACAAGTAGCTTCATTTGAAGCAAGAAGATTTGATAAATCTTATGATATTACTTGGGAACTAGTACAAGACGATTTATACAATGTAATGAAAGGTATAGGAAAAGGTGGCTCTGCAAAAGGATTAGGACGTTCTTTAAGAGCTACAGAAGAGACAGATACTGCAAATGTTTTATTAAATGGATTTACAAATGTAGGATATGATGGAAAAGCATTATTTGCTACAGACCACCCATTAATTAATTCTAGCAAAACAGTTTCAAACTTAATTAATGGTGTACTAAATGATGAGAACTTAAAAGTTGCATTAACATTAATGAGAGGTCAAACAGATGAAGCTGGTATTCCAATTGCAACAAGAGCCACACAATTAGTTGTTTGCCCAGAATTAGAATTCCAAGCAAAAGCAATAGTTCGTTCTATTTTACAATCTGGTACAAATAACAATGATGTTAATACAGTTCCAGACTTAGAAATAGTTATATGGGATTACTTAACTGATCCATCAGGAGTAATGAAACCATGGTTCATTCAAGATACAACTATTGATAACCTATTGTTCTTAAGGAGAGAAGAACCTATTTTTGGTTCAAAACAACTTGAAAGAAGAATGGATTACAATATGTATGGATACACAAGATTTGATACAGGTTACTGCGATTGGAGAGGACTAGTTGGTTCTAAAGGTATTAAAGAGCAAATTGTAGTACCTTCTACAAATTCTGACACAGAGACAACAGATAGTAATGACCAAGGATAGACAATATAGGGAGACAATTAATTTTGTTTCCCTTATTTTTAAATAGAAAGGAGCTAAAAACATGGCTAAATCAAGTGAAGAAATAAGCAAGAATACCGCTGTTGGTGGAAGGACAGACAGTAATTTAGCAAATGATGCAAAGCATTTAGGAGGAATACCAGCAGAAGACTTTGCCACTCAAACTTATGTTCAAAATTATCACGATAACAAAGAACTATTACAAAAACAATATATTGATACTCAAGATGAATCAAAGCTTGCAGAAGCAAAAGCATATACTGATACTGTTGTAAATAATCAAGATTTTTCAAGTTTTGCTAAATTAACAGATATTCAAACTCTAAATACAAATTTGACCGACAAAATAAATACAGATATTGCAAACCTAGATAACTCTACAGATAACAAAATAAATGCTGTTGTAAATGATGTAAATTCATATAATGCACAAACTGCACAACAGATAAACAACATAAATACAAACATAAACAATATAAACAGGAATGCAAGTAGTCTTCAACAACAAATCACACAAGAAGTAACAAATAGAACAAGTGCTGATACAAATATACAAAATAGGATAGGAAATGTAGAAAATGATGTTAGTTCTTTACAAGAAACTACACAAGAACTTTTTACATCTGTCAGTAATGGAAAACAAACTATCGCAACCGCTATTACTGACAAAGGAATACCAACGGTTAGCGATGCAACTTTTGCTACTATGGCTACAAACATACGAAAAATAGAAGGTATTGATACGTCTGATGCTACTGCAACAGAAGCAGATATTATGCTTGGAAAAACTGCTTATGTAAAAGGCGCTAAAAGATATGGAACACATGTAGATTTAGATACATCTGATGCTACTGCAACGGGAGCTGATATTGTATTAGGAAAGACGGCATATGTTAATGGAAATAAGATATACGGAACGTACATTGCTGATGATACTAAAACATATCCTACTTATGGCTCTGATACAAGTAATGCTACTGCTGTTTCTTCAGACGACCTAGCATATGGGAAGACCGCATATTCAAATGGTCAACTACTTGTTGGAACTTTGCAAACAAACAATCTTAATCCAAACGTCAAAGAAATTTATAAAGCGATTACAGAAGGATATGTATTTAAAGCAAATGCTATTGGCACAGGAGAACCTCCAGATGGTCAAGAAAAAACAGTATATAGAAAGAAAATTTGTATGTCACATAATGCTGACTATGTAATAATACTTGGAGCATCAGTATCTTCTCCTACTGAAACAGATTATTACATAGAGAGCTTTCCAGTAGATGAAAATGGAATCTATTATAATGCTTCATCTGGTGCTACGCCAGATAGTATTACATATAAAAAATACAGATATACACGAGCAGAATTAGGAATACAAGATGATGAAAAAATTTATGACATCGTATTAGGTGCTCCTGGATTAAATGGAATTTCTTCTCAGTGCCTTTTATGCATAAAGACAAGTAAAGGACTACGTTTTTATACATACCATTTAAGCGAAAATGGTGTAATTGGTAAAGAATATAATTCTCAGACAGGTGTTATATATAATGAATTAATTACTAATACAGATTTTCAAAATAAAGATTATTCCATGATTGCTTCGGCAACATTACCTGATGTATTTTATATATGGAGTATAGCGGCAGGTTCTTATTACGGTTGTGGATATAAAGCAAAAAAGGGCAAATTGCAAAACATTGTTCAAAGTGGAAAAATAATACACACATTGGTAACAGATAGTTGGTATACTGCTTCTTGTGATGTATTTTATAAAACCTATTGCTCTGAACCTTATTTAACTAAAGATGGAAAATATATTTTGTTTAGTTCTGCAACCGATGGAACTGATTATAATCAAAATTATAGAGGATTATTCAAGCTAAATAGTTCTGGTTCTATAATAGGTGCAAGCCTTCAACATAGACATGATTACGAATATGCAGCTAAACAAATTATGTTATTTGATTCAAATAGAGGAATTAATTTTAAAAGTACAACTAAAAATAATATAAATGTTGAAAAGATAGATGTGTTCGAATTAGTTGATACTTCATATCGCGATAGTTATGGCTCATATAATTTGGCAAGGAATATTGTTAAAACACTATATACTGGTATTATGGGAGAATATAAAATTGTAGGTAGTCCAATTATTACCACAGATAATAGCAAGATATTTGCTATTTTGCTTAATCCTGGAAGTGGAGGCTATTATAACTACAAATATAGTTTAGCTGTGTTTGACGTAAATACAATTTTAAATGCCGAAGTAAACGATACAATTGAACCAATAATATTCCCAATAGAAAGCCATTCTATTACATTTGGAACTTCCGTAAAACTAGCATCCAATTTTAATGGCACAAATATTAAAATATATACAGCTTCTCCTAGTACAGATAGACCTTTTATGTTTGGAAGTTATACACAAAGTGTAACTAATGAAATTATTGGAGTTAAATATTTAGGCATGTATTTCCACAAAATACAAGATCAAGTTTTAACAGCAGGACAACCAGATGTAAAAGCAGGAAAGTCATTCATAGGCTGGATGGGGTATCCAGAAGTTGGAACAATGCAAACAGAAGAAAGCGAGGAATAAAAAATGATAAATGAATTAAAAATAAATGAACTAAAAGATATGTTTTTTTACACCTTTGGAATAGTACCGCTTCAAAACTACGGTGCAATAGGAGACGGATTTACAGATAATAGACTTGCTTTACAGCAAGCGATATATGATGCAATAGAAGTAGGAGCAAAATACATATTTGTACCAAAAGGAAATTACTATTATTCACAAGAACTATTTAGAACAAATGAAGTAATTTTTGTTGGAAATAACGCAGACACATATATAAAAGATGTTGATATTAGGCAATTTCCAGATTTATGGAATGAAGCACAAGCAACAACTGGAGCAATAACACCAATTGGTGGAATTATATTAACCGCTTCTGTATTAATTCCAGAATATTATTTAGAATGTAATGGACAAACTGTAAATGTTGCAGATTATACAAGTTTATATGAAAGTATAACTGAAAACCTACCAGAAGAATATCCAGAAACTTTTACAATTCCAAATTTAAGTACAGGAACAGCAGAAACAAAATATATCATAAGAGCAAAATAAGTATTTAAAGGTATCGAATTTGACACCTTTAGAAAGGAGAAAAAATGGCAATAGTAAGTAGAACAACAGTAGGACAAGTATTAGATGATATACAAGTAAGATTACCTCATGAATATATAGATGATACACTATTTTTATGGATAAATGAAACCATGAAAAAAATATATAAAGATTTAGCAATACAAGACCAATATTCATTTACAACAACCGCAAATCAACATTTATATACTTTACCAGAAAATTGCAGTATAGATATGATAAGTAGTGTAACGATGTCAATGAAAGCAAGAAATAAAGACAATCCATACGATTGGGGAGATTTTGAAACATTAAAATCATATTTGCCAGAAGAAACAATGACAGAAAAAGGCTATTATGATGGTAGAGATGGTGCAATTGGAATATATCCAGTTCCAATAGATACAAGGAAAGTAGATATATATTATCGAAAAAAGCCTAAAATGGTAACAAAAAGAGAAGACTATATTGAATTAGACGATAACTACATTGATTTAGTAAAATACAACGTAATGAGCATTATAGCAATGTCAGGGCATAATCCAGATATTGAATTAGCAAATGAATATATTTTGCTATATAACAATTTAGTACAAAGAGCAAATGAAAACAAAAATGAACAGCAACAAAGATATCCTCTAATAAGAGATGTATATAAAAATATAAGGAAGAGGAGGGGATAGAATTGTGGCAAAATCCATATTTAGAAAATGTACACACAAAGAGTGTAAATCAAGTTAATTACTTAACCGGAGGAATAAATAATATATATCCAGCACAAAACCTTCAAGATGATGAGTGTCAAAACATGTATAACTTTTGTTTAGATAAATATCCCGCACTTTCTACAAGAATTGGTAGAACAATGCGAAAGAACCCAGGAACAAGAGGCATTACTATAAAATATTTTGGAGTTGCTGGAGTTAAATATTTATTTTACGTACAAGGAACTCAATTAAAAGACATGGAAGGAACAGTAATTGCAAATAATATAGCAGGCAATAGATTTAGCCATGTATATTATGCCGATGGGAATAATGAATATCTAGTATTATATGGAGCAGGAGTAACACCTACAAGACATAAACTCCCATTATCTTTATTAAATACACCAGAAATAATCCCATTGCCAACAGGAATTACAGAATTTGAACATATGTGCTATCACAAAAATAGAATGATAGCAAGCAAGGGGAATATGTTATATTTTTCAGCATTACAAAATCCAATGGATTGGACTACAGCCGAAAGTTCAAGAGAAGACAGAGTTCCTAATTGTAATCAAATAACTGGTTTGGTGAGTTTTGATGACAAATTAATTGTATTCAGCGAGAAGAATATGCATTTGTATTATGGTTCAAATGTTATTGCAGGTCAAGCAGATTCATATACCTGTGTATCACTAGATAACGATATAGGCTGTTATGACCAACAAACTATTAAAGTACACAACTCTTATTTATATTGGCTGTATGGGCGTTCTATATATGAATATGACGGCTCTACAATTAGAAATATAGAAAAGCCAACAGGAAATAATGGTATAACAGGAGGAATAAAATCATCTATTGATGGAATCACACTAAATGAGGCAAAAAATGTAAGTGTTGCGGGGAGTGAAGATAAAATATATTTTTGGTTTCCAGATTATAAGTTTTTTCTTATATTTGACCAAAGACTTAGAAAATGGACAAAGGAGTTACAAAGCAATGACAATGCAAATGAATTGGATTACACAATGATATGTGACTCTTATGTAGATTTAAACTTTTCACAAACACCCACGCCAATATATGCATTGACTTCAAATGGAACAATATATGAATTAACAGGAGGACGAAAAGACGGGACAGAATACATAAAAACATATGGTAAAGATGAGTATTTAGATGAATCTGGTTTATTAAATAAGAGCAATGTTCCATTTTATATTAAAACAAAAGAATTTAAAAATGGAGTTTTAAGCAAGAAAAAGTCATTATCTGCTATATGGTTTAACTATGACTTAGATGGTACAGTTAATTTAAAAATAACAACAGATAATGGAAAACTACTTATAAAAGAAAATGTCTTACCAAATGGAAATAATTTAACACAATGTGTATTAATTCCAAATGATATGCAA